TTCACATGTCAGAATCCGAACGCTCAGCAAATTCCACATGACCAGAAATGGCGCGACCTGTTCAACGCTCCGCCAGGCCGGCGGATCATTACGGCGGATTACTCGCAGATAGAATTGAGGATCCTCGCAGAGTTCAGCAAGGACCCCGCATTCATTGACGCCTTTCGATCCGGCCAGGACCTTCACGCGAGGACCGCTGCGGAGATGTTTGAAATCCCCATCTCAGAAGTCACCAAAGATCAGCGAAACATCGCAAAGGTCATCAATTTCGGCCTCTGCTACGGAATGTCCGCGAAAGGACTCGGTGAACGATTGAATATCAGCACGCCAAAGGCGGAATCCTTCAGATCGGAAGAGCACACGTCTGAAGTCAAGGACACGCTTCAGAAGCTCGGGATGAGCGCAGTCAAAAACCTGTACTCGGTTACGCTTGGGGGACGCAAACGGTATTTTGCTGCCACGGATTCATTCAGTGCGATCAAATCACTTGAGCGTAAAGGCCGCAATACGCCTATTCAAGGGACCTGCGCGGACATTTTAAAGAAATCCATCTTTTATTTGTCAGATGCGCTTGAAGATTTCGACGCTCAGATCGTCAATTTGGTCCATGACGAAATTGTTTTGGAGGCGTCCGCAGAACAGGCAGAAGCGGTCAAAACAGTCGTCGAACAATCAATGATAAAAGCTGCTGCTGATTATATCCATTCGATACCCGTCGATGTAGAAATAAAAACAGCAGACACCTGGAGGAAATAAAATGATCATTCAAACAATCGAAAACTATTTGCAGGAGCGGCCAAGAGATCCGCGGCCGAAACATTGTTTTCACCCGAGCAGCCTGCACCTTGATGCTGCCGAGTTGTACCAGCGGTACATCAACGGTGACAACGCGGAAAAATTCGAGAGCCGGATCCTGCGTATTTTTGACAACGGGCATGCCGTTCATCAAAGGCTGCAAAACTATCTGACGTATGCCGGCATTTTAAAACGGGCGGAGGTGCCCGTCTTTGATGAAGAATACGAGATCCGCGGGCACGCCGACGGCATTGTTGACTTCAGCGGAGTCAACGGCGTCCTCGAAATCAAGAGCATGAACACCAATCAGTTCTTTTCCGCCTTTGAGCCGAAGCCAGAGCATCTTGTCCAGGTCAACATTTATATGCATTGCCTTGGCATACCACGGGCATGTTTGCTGTATGAGTGCAAAGACTCCCAGGAGCTTAAAGAGTTTTACGTTAAACAAGACTTGTCCATACTCAATCCGATCCTTGAAAAAATCAGGTTCGTACAGGACTGCTTGAGAACAGGAACAGCCCCGCTGCCGTCAAGCGAAGCAGGGCGAGGACCGGCAGCCGGGATTGAGGCATTCAATTTTCAGAAGGGGGCCGCATGAATCCAGCATTGAATAGAAAACGTGGAAAACGAACAGAGCGGGCCATAGCCAAGCACCTTAACGGAAAGCGATTAGGAATCCTGGGCAATCACGACGTTGAAGCGGGGCCCTGGGCAGTTGAAGTGAAAGACAGGAAGAGGTTTTCCGGCTCGAAGTTCATGGAGCAGGCAGTCCGAAACGCACCGGCAGGGAAAACGCCATTGGTGGTTGTGCATGAGACCGGAAGCAGACACAGCAATGACCTGGTGATGATGAGGATGAGCGATTGGCTGGATTGGTTTGGACCCCTGGGAGGTGAACAATGAAAAGAACTGTAAAAAACACCATGCTGTGCTGGACCCCCGGGACGGCAGAGGTCGAATTGATACCCTGGCCGGATCGGACAGGAGCCAGTCGTCAGTATCGCATGAGCACGCTGGCATGTAATGCGGGAGTGCAAAAGAAAACCTTTGAGCAGCGCAAGTCATTAGCTTTCATCGAGGCGATGGTCTTGATCATCCGTGATGGTTGTGACCCCGCTGCCGTACACAAGACTATGCTCGGCCTGGAAGAATACCGAGACGGATGTCCGGGTGATATGCCGTTTCTTAAAAGACACGAGGGGGAAAGGTAAGAAATGACTGTAAGAAAAACCGTCAAGGTACTGTCGGAAATATTTACGTTGTGCGGGTAATTCGTACCCCTTAATTTTTCCAGCGACAGATGGAAATTTATGTCCTTCAATTCCAAATACTTACAAGTAAAACTTAAGGTGTTACTTTAATAAATCAAGAGCCAAAAAGGAGGGGGTCATGGCAGAGGAAACAAAACAAATCGCGATTGTTGATTTATGTGAAAGCACGCTTGGCATAACAGACAGGCGATACCGAGCAATGGCAAAACAGGGGATCGTCCCGAGGGTTGCGAAGGGTAAAGTCCCCTCTTTAGAGGCGATCCGCGCGGTCATTAAATATTATAGGAATCGGTCAAAAGCCGGATGGAGCAGCGCGGCATTTGAGGACGCCCGGGCTGTTGCCGCACAACACAAGGCGGCGCTTTTGGAGTTGGAGCTTCACGAGCGGAAGGGACGGCTGATTGACGCCGAAAAGGTCAAGGCCGCTGCCTTTGCCCAGGGCCGGATGGTTTGTGATAAATTGCTAAACATCCCGGATCGGGTTGCTCCGATCATTGCCGCTGAAACCGATCAGACGAAAGTCGCTGAACTGCTGACAAGGGAGATCCGCCAGGCGCTTGAGGAACTCAGCAAATGAAAAATACGTTTAAAAACCTTCAAAAGGTCCGCCAATATCTGATGGATCACAATTATAAAATTTCAAAATCTCAGCTTTATCAGCATGGCAAGACCGGAATGATCAAGCCGCGACAGGACGGCGAATTTTACCAGGATGATGTTGATGGATATGCCGCTGATTTCTTAAAAACAAAAGCGGGAGGCAGGCCGATGCGTGTAGGCCAACTCCGCCGGAATGAGGCGGAAGCGGCTAAACTTGAGGCGCAGGCACGACATTGGCAGCTAAAGGCCGATATCCTGGCCGGTCAGTATGTCCGTAAAGACACTTTTGAACGGGAGCTTGCATACAGGGCATTAGTTTTCAAAAGCGACATACAAACATTTATCCGAAGCCAGGCGGGAATCATCGTTGAAATGACAAAAGGCGAAAAAGACAGAGTGCCGGATCTGATCGAACACATGATGACGGCAGCAGCGCAATGGTTGAACCGATATGCAGCCGATCGGGAATTTAAGGTGCCGCTCATAAATGAAGGAGATTCCGCCGATATCCCGGATAACGAATAAAGATCCGTTTTTCCGGTTCGGTTTTTTTTTTTTCATGATCCCGAAAATATCGCGGTGCGAATTACCCACTAACCGACGGATAACTTTACAGTACCTTGTCGAAATTATTAGAGAAAAAGACAATGAAAAAAAACGTTACCCTTATAAAAACTGCGGAGTTGTTAGGCGTCAGCAAACGGACCGTGTACCGCTTGATTGAATCTGGTCAGCTAATTGCCTGGAAGTCTGGCGCAGCGTTACGGGTAACGGAAGAAAGCATTGACGCCTATCGTGACCGCGAAATTTTAAGCTATGCCGAAACAAACGAAATTTCTGTGACCAGGTATGCCAGCGCGTGCCACGCGGTTTTGAATAAATTAACGCAATGATCTAAAGTTGAAATCAAAAAAGGTTATCGAATGAGCATAACAGATTACATCAAGCGCCGGGACAAAAATGGTGACCCGTTAATTTTTGAAGAGTTGATTGCCGATTTCATCGCCCAGGGACTGCGGCCGGATCAGGCGGTCCGCGCTGCCACGACAAGGCGGCCGGATCTTCAACGTGAATATCATCAAAGATTGTTGAGCGCCACCAGGGAGCGATCCGCATGAAAGTCCCGGCAGAAATCATTGATATGGTTTTGCGGAGCGAAAAGCTGAAAGACGAAATTCAGATGCTGCGGAATAAGCCGCGCTTGTCATTATCAGATCTGCGGGCGCTGGCAAGTCTCAAAGCTGACCTTTTGGGAGTATGTCCAATGGAACGTTACGTCTGGCGGGAAGGCAAACCGGCCGTCGATATTTTAAAAGAACTGACAAAAATTCAATCACTACATTAAAGGAGGATTACAAAATGAACATGAGCATGAAAGGATTTAACGACGAATATCTTCAAACCACAGAAGGGGTCAGACCGCCGAACTGCATTCATCCCTTTGACTTCTTGAAGCGGCAGCCGAAAAAATCATTGAATCGCACTTATGAAATGATCGAGGACCGGAAGCAGACGCATCTCCCGAAATACCCGACGCACGTTTTAACACAGGGCGCCGCCGTCGGATTGAATTGTGATCAAAAGGTCTGTCACTTTTACCCCGATCAGGATCTGTTTTTTTTAGGATTTTTGGAAGGTCAATCGGAGGACCAGGCTGCTGTTTGGGTCCGTGGGTCCGTCAGCCTATATGTCGAGGGAGCAGACGAAGGCAGCCGTGGTCAGAAAGTTTACTGCTCCGGGCCTGATAGTTTTTCATTACGCAAGAGTCGGGGATCTGCTGAAATCGGCATTGTTCGGTTTTTCCAAAACGGCCGTTGCAATGTTTTCTTCCGGCGCGAGGGCGATCCAATTCCATGCGATCTTCACATTACTTGATTAGAAGTTTTCCAGGCCCCTCACCTGGTAACAGCCGCTTTGCAGCGGGGGCGACGAACGTGCCGAGAGTTGCGGTGCAGGGTCGCAAAACAAAAAGGCGGGCGCCGGATCCGGCACTCCTTTAACGGCAACCCCGGCGACGACCGGCGGTTCGGTCTTTATCGGTGATAAGGGCCGGACCGCTCCGCCGAAATAAAAAAATTATGGAGGCATAAAATGTATTACGAAAATTTGCACAACCGTCCCTGGGCGATCCGGGGCGACAGTTTACGACAGCTAGTCAGCATTGCGCGCACATTTGATTTGAAGGCCATGGCTAACAAACCGGCTGGCGATCAATTTTCCATTGTGGACGGCGTCGCGATCATTAACGTATCCGGCATTTTGGTCAAGACATTGTCCATGTTTGCGCCGCTTTTCGGTGAGCGGTCCATGCAAGACATTGGCCGGGACTTCCAGGCGGCCGTCGATGATCCTAATGCCAAGGCCGTCATTTTGTCCGTTGATTCA